TGTGGTCGATGTCCTGAAAGAAAAAGTTACAGAACCATGGCGAGGTAAAGAGCCCGACCGGGATGCCTACCGCATCGGTCTCCGGCAGCAGTCTTTCGTGCGTGGCCATCGGCTGTTGAAAGCTCGCGATGATCCGATCTGCCAGGCGCAGGAACTTCTTATCTTTTATCCTGCGTTGCAGCTTCTTCCGGAGTTCTTCGTGGTTCATGGTTGGATAGCATTTTCGGACGTCCAGCTTCAGGACGTACTTGGTATGCTTCGGATCCTTCCTGATCCACTTCTCGATCGCGGTCTTTGCTCCGTGCGTTCCTTTTCCCGGTACGCATCCGCAGCTGAACGGATAGGCGCTATGCAGAACGATCTGTTTGAAAATGCGAACGAATGCGTGATGCACACACTGATCTGGCCAGAATCGCGGGATTGCGATGTCTCTGGTCTTCTTCTGAATGCCATCGTTGATTCGTCGCATTGTGTACTTGGCCGGTATGAAGGTTTCCTCATCCAGCATCCTCTGCAGCTCCAGCGCGTGTCCATCGATGTCCTCCAGGACCTTCTGGACTTCTTTGCGCTTCCGCTTATGTCTCGCCGCATCCTTGATCGCTTCCTTCAGGTTGTCGATGTCTCGGACGTGCTCGAATAAGTGACCGACTCGCTTCGTGTATTTGATTGGTGGTAGCTTGTCTTGCTTTTGTGTATCTTCCATGAATGGCTATCTCCTTTCAGACTCTCTTTGTTAGCCTCGCTGACTTTCCAGCTCCATTCCTGGCGTACTAACCAGCGCCATTCGCGGCCTATTTTTACCAAGGGGTAAGGAAGCGCACCTGCGGCATTATCTTAACGAATAAATCGATGATGCCATAAAAAATCGAGAATCTAACAAAGTGGGCGACCGCCGATGTTCCAGTTCGTATTACCCGTACCGTTGTTACAGTTCCGGTAGAAAGGCCCAGCATTCGTACCGTTGTTCACGTTACCGCCAGAGATCACCAGCCGCGCGCAGTTACGCTCCCTGTGTTTAATTTTCTTTATTGGCAGCAGGCGCCTTCGTCTTTGCGCCTGCCTGTTTTTCAGTTATGCTGCCGGTAGTTCCGGGGGATAAAGTTCCCACGGTCCCCCTTTAAATGGCAGCCTTGCGGCAATGAGGGCGACCGCCGAGGTACCAGCCCGTAGCACCCGTACCGTTGCTACAGTCCCGGTAGAAAGGCCCAGCAGCCGTACCGTTGTTCACGATACCGCCAGAGAACACCAGCGTTCCGCCTTCGCTCTGGTAGTAGTAATCGCCGTTGTAAGAGTCGGCTCCACCACCTACCTCGACCGGCAGCTCGTATTCCGGATGCAGACTGTCGAATCCCATCTTTTTGATGTATCCGTCGCTTGTCGGGCATACGTAGCCGAGCTTCTGGTAGTCTCCGGTGTATGTGTCGTCTGCGTAGCTTGCACGCTTATTGCAGCAGTAGTGCTGGCGGTTCTTGATGTTGACTCCGTCGCGGAACTGCCACATGTTGCCGAACCAGTCCTCGATCCATAAGAAACGGATCGCACGCCTTCCGGAGAGTTTGATTCCGGTAGGCCCTTCGGGATTTTCCAGGCATCCGTTCGGGCATTTCATTGCGGTGGTCTCGCCTGTCTTCTGAACGCATGACCAGATTACGTTTCCTTCCGCAATGTCGACCGGATCTCCGTCGAAGTAGATTTCTGTCGCTGCCTCCACCTCTGTTGACGCTTTGAATGCTGTGATCGTTCTGCCCCATACGACGTTGTGCGACCACATTCCTGTTCCGATGGCGATCTGCTGTCCTACGAAGAAGTAGGCAGCTTTATCTGATGCGATCGTGATGCAGTTTGTTGATTTCTTGGTCTTCAGAGCTTTGTCGTTTTCGCTCTCTCTGAATTCGGTACGTCCGGATCCGAGGATTCTCTGCGCCTGGGTTCCTGCGAAC